TAGCGGCACTGATTCCGTCAGTTTCGCTGGCATTGTTACTGACATGGAAATCAGTTCCACCGTTGGTGACCTTGTTGTTGTCAGTTGCAGCTTTGTGACTAGCGGCGCAATCACTGGCAATCTGGAGTAATTGAGCAGTTTGCATTATGCTTTAGGGCATACATGTTTATTTGCTGAATGTCAGCGTCAAAGACTCGCACGGTTGATTTGTTGGTTGAGGCATTTGATCTCAACCAACGCCGTAAGTTTGTTTTGAAGAATGCGGCGGGTGATTCTGTCGTTGATTTGTATTTCAGTCCAATCACAAGAGCAGATCGTAAGGCTGCCCAGACGATGGCGCAAAGCGATGAAGCTCTAGACATCAGCACTTACATGCTTTGCCAAAAGGCAGAGCTTGAGGATGGAACCAAGGCGTTCGCCTCTGCTGATGCTCCAAAACTGCAACGTCAGCTGCCTGAGTCAGTATTGAATGAAGTTGAGCTGTTCTTGTTTGGTCTTGGCGGTGACGAGGATCTTAAAGAAGCAAAAAACGACTAGCGCAGGATAGTTGGCTCTTCTTTGAGTTCCATCTGGCCTGCGAGCTAGGGATGACAGTGAGCAGACTTCGCACGGAATTGACCGACGCGGAGTTTACTTATTTTGCTGCGTACTACGAATTGAAGAGCGAGAAGGAAAAGGAGGCAATGGATCGCGCCAAGTCCGGTCAGCGGTAAGATTGAGACAGTGCTGGGGCGGTTGTGGCGGAATCTAATATCAGGCTCAGGGTTGACGGTCGTGATGCCGTCCAACAACTTAATCGTGTTAACAAAGCAGCCGGAACACTTCAAGGCACTGTCACTAAACTGGTTGGCGCTTTTGGCGCTATTCAAGCAGCTAAGTTTGTTTTCTTTAAGACTGCTGAGCTTGAAAGGCAAACAAAGAGCCTTCAAGTCTTAACAGGCTCTTTGGGCAATGCGAAAAATATTATCAAGGAGTTGCAGCAATTTGGAGCTGTTACCCCGTTTACTAGCTCCGAGCTGATTGAGACGGCAAAGCGTCTTAAAGCGTTTGGATTTGAGACGGAAAAAGTCGTAGATATAACCAAACGCTTGGGTGATATTGCCGGGGCAACAGGCGCTGATCTTGGTGGGATTGCAACAGCTTTTGGCCAAATACAGGCGAAAGGGCGGCTTCAGGGCGAAGAGCTTTTGCAGCTGCAAGAGCGTGGGGTTGACCTGCAAGGTACTTTGCGTAAAGAGTATGATTTAACAGCGGAAGAGTTTCAAAAAGCATTAAGCAAAGGGCAGGTCAGTGCCGAAGCGGTTAATTTTGCTCTCACAAAACTAACAGAAAAAGGCGGCAAATACGCTAACGGCGCTATTGCGCAGTCAGACACTTTGGCAGGCAAGTTCAGCACGTTACAGGATGGTGTAGACACATTGGCGAGGCGAATAGGCGGAGTGTTGTCGCCTGTCCTTAAAGGGGTTTTTGACCAAGCGATTCAAGGTTTGAACGCTGTTAATAGATTGATTGCGGCTGGACGGGGCGCTTCTTTTACTCGGCAAATTGGCGCTATCGGGACCAAACTGACTTTTGGGGTTACGTCTGATGCGGTTGACGATATTGAAAAAGTTTTCGGTCAGCTTTCGTCTCAAAAGAACAAAGCCGGGATACAACAAAACATTACTGCCTTGAATCAGCTGAGCAATGCTTTAGTTCGGATTAAGAGTAATGATCCAAACGCAGGTAGAGCGGTGGCCTTACAAGGTCAAATAATGCGGCGACAGGTACTTGAATCCGCAGCACTTAAAAACGTGCCAGCAGCTCAATCTCTTGATGCTATTAAAATTCCTGAATTAACCGGCGGAAATGGAGGCGGAAGCGGAGGCGGAAGTAAGCGCACGGCTCAACTACAGCAGCAAAAAGATATATCAGAAGCAATGTTTGCGCTAGAGATGAAAGCGCAGCAAGCAAGATTTTCAGATGATGAAATACTTAAAAGCCAAGTAAGCAAACAGTTAGAAATTCAAAAAATAATGGAGGCAGGTTTGCCTCCAAGAAAAGAAGCGGTGCGATTAGCAGCCGCGCAAAATGATCACTTGTTTACGGTTGCAGATACAATGAGGGAAATAATTAAGCGAGCACATGAAAATAATACAGTTGCTGTTGATGGAGTGAAATCAGCATTTGCAGCCGCAAGAGGGATAGACATAGAGCTTGAGAAGCAAGCTGAAAAGATGAACAAGATTTATGGCTCAATCGGCAAGACAATCACAACAGGCATTGTTGATAGCTTGACCGCTGCTGTTGATGGCACCAAGTCGCTGGCAGATGTTGCGTCAAACACTCTTAAGAGCCTTGCCAACATCTTGATGCAATTTGGCATTAACAGCTTGCTCGGAGGGCTTGGGGGAGGCAACCCCGACAGCATTTTCACCAAGATATTTGGTGGAGGCAGGGCTAGCGGCGGCAGCGTTAGCTCAAGCAGGTCTTACCTTGTTGGCGAGCGCGGTCCCGAGTTATTCAGTCCAGGCCGCAGCGGCAGCATCGCGCCAAACGGCTCAATGGGTGGCGCTAATGTGACCGTGAACGTTGACGCATCAGGAACAAAAGCCGAAGGCGACGGCCAAGGCGCAAAACAGCTTGGCTCTGCAATTGGTGCAGCCGTTCAAGCTGAACTGATCAAGCAACAACGACCCGGAGGGCTTCTTTCACGCTAATGGCTACTTTTCCTTCTATTGTTCCGACCTACGGCGCTTCTAAGGCCAGTAAGCCCAACGTGCGAATTGCACAGTTTGGTAGCGGCTACAGTCAGCGCACTGCTTTTGGGCTCAACCAAAACCCTAAAGTTTGGCAGTTGACCTGGGAAGTGTCCGAAACTGACGCTGACACGATTGAAACGTTTTTAGATGCTCGTGGCGGGGTCGAAAAGTTTCAATGGACTCCATTGGCTGAATCAACTGAATACAACTGGGTTTGCCGCGAATGGAATAAAGCGATCCCATATCTCAACCGTGCCACGATCCAAGCCACGTTTGAACAGGTGTTTGAAGCATGAGCACTCCACAATCGATTCAAGAACAAATTCAGTCGCTTGAGCCCTCAGCGATTATTGAGCTGTTTCAGCTTAAACTTACTGCTGCCGTAAACGGAGTTGACTCAACGTTTTACTATCACGCTGGAACTAACGAGCTAACGGCAAACGTTGTTTTTGCTGGTATTACTTACACCGCTTATCCAATTGAGGTTGATGGTTTTGAAGTGACCAGTAAGGGCACATTGCCACGCCCTTCAATGCGTATTGCAAACGCAAACAACGGAATTTCTGCGTTAATTGTTTTATATAACCCGTTGCAAGCAAAGGTCACAAGAATCAGGACATGCAAGAAATTTCTTGATGCTGCTAACTTTACAGGCGGCAACGCATCAGCGGATAGCACTGCAAAATTTGAAGACGAAATCTGGTATATCGATCGCGTTGCAAATGAAAACCCGCAGCTTGTCGAATTTGAGCTAACCAGCAAGCTAGACCTTACGAATCTTGCCTTACCGCGTCGTCAGATTTTGGAGCATTGCCCCTGGCAATATAAAGGCGAAGAATGCGGTTACAAAGGATCAGCCTCTTTCGACCTGAACGATAATCCAACAGTCGCGTCAGGTGATGTTTGCGCCAAAAAATATTCAAGTTGCACGAAGCGTTTCCCTTCTGGAAACTTGCCATTTGGAGGATTCCCCGGTGCAAGACTTCAGATGTGATGCTGAAAAACATGCGGTAGAGCAATCACCAAAGGAAGCGTGTGGCGTTGTGGTTGATGGGCACTATTGGCGTTGTCGCAATATCGCGGATGATCCACAGCAGGATTTTGTTATGGATCCTCGTGATTATGCTGCTGCGTCTTTTTACGGCAAAGTGGAAGCCATCGTTCATTCGCATCCGTTAGGTGGTCCAGCCAGTGAATGTGACAGAAGGTCATGCACTGGAACGAAAAAGCTGTGGCATATTTGGTCCATGCCAGAAAAGCAATGGTCAACTATCAATCCCTCTTAGGCCGCCAGTGGAACTATGGCGTGTTTGATTGCTTCACGCTGATTCGAGACTATTTCAAACTGCAAGGTATCAAGCTGCCTGATTTTGCAAGGCCAGAAGACCTTGAAATCTCTGAAAGCATCTTTTTACAGCAGGCAGAAGCAATTGGATTCAGGCAAGTCAAGTGGAGCCAAAGGAAGGCTGGTGATGTTTTGATCATGCGGCTTCAGACGCGCACACCAATGCACGCAGCAATTTTGTTACCTGACGAGGAGATTTTGCATCAAAGGCAAAATTCATTAAGTGCGATCGAGCCATTGCGGCGGTATTATGTCGAGAGGGTCGCGGCAGTTTTTCGATATGGAGCAGACCGTTCGGCTGCTGGGTGATTTAGGCGAGAGATACGGTGCAGAGCACACGTATTACAACCTGCGCACGCCTGCGGATGCGATCAAGCTGCTTTGCATCAATAAGCCTGAGTTTCAGGAAGAGCTGATCCATGCTCACGAGAACGGCGTTGGCTACCGGCTGATTCAAGCTGGAACGGATCTTGACTATGCGGACTTAAAGTTGCCGCTTGGCAGTAATGATTTGATTTTGACGCCTGTCATTACGGGTAGCGGCGGTGGCGTCGGGAAGGTTTTGGCTGGTGTTGCCTTGATTGCAGCATCTATTTTTATCCCTGGAGCTGCGGCCATTGGTTTTGGCTTGCAGTTTGGTGCAATTTCTTTAGGCGTTGGCGCAATTGGTGCCAGCTTGGTGCTTGGCGGTGTTTCGCAGATGCTGTCACCTCAGCCGACAATCCCAACACCTGGCAGTTTTGGCGGTGCTAATCGTCTTAGCAGTGGGGAAACCCTAAGCACTGACGGTCCGCAATCTGTTGTACGCGGCTCAGACGGTCGGCAATCATACGCCTATACCGGCGCAGCTAATACGGTTGGAGTTGGCGCAACAATCCCTGTGGCTTATGGCACAGCCTTAGTTGGCAGCCATTTACTTTCAGCAAGGGTTGACGTTTCTGATGATTCTGATCCTTTGAAAAGTGCAATCAAAGATCCTGGCCCGCAAACTGTGCTGGTAGGAAG